AAACGGCTACAAAGGTATTCAATATAGCTAAACCTGCTGATAAAGCTGTTCCTAAAGCGCTTGCTCCTAATGCAGCAAGATTGAGGCCCGCAGCTAGTAAGTTAGCTCCTCTACCAGCATTTTTAATTCGAGTATTAACTGCCGTGGAAGCTGCGGCTAGTCCTTTTTGTCTTATTTCAGATTGTGCTAGTTGTTTTTGTGTTTCAGAAGTAAGTTTGCCTGTTTTTTCACGCTCACCATTAATAGCTTGTTGTAGGTTTAGCTCGTTTTGTTGTAACAGTTTTATGTCAGATCGTAAAACTCTAGCCTCACGTAAGGAGATATTACCTTCACCTAACCGACGCTTAAGATTTGCACCTGTTGCTCGACCAGCTCCTTGAAAAGCACCACCGCCCACAAACTCACCAACAGCCTTTTGAGCCTGTAGACCAAAAGCTGCGGAACTTTGACTTACTTTAGTAAATCTTGTGGCAGTTTTTTCTAAAACCTCATTTAGTTGAGAAAAGCCTCCAATAACAAAAGTACTTAAAGAAGTTCTTAAGGAGTTAAAAACTAGAAGCGCAACAGAACCAAGTAAAACAATTCTATTACCTAATGATTGATCTAAAAATCTAGCAAGAGGTTCGAGCGCTTTGGCAACTAAAAGTCCTGCCTGAATAGCAAGATCGGAAAAGTTTGCCACAAGTTTCTCAAACACTTCTTGAGTAGTCTCGCCTGAGTCAACAATATCAGCGAAAGCTCTCTGACCGTCTTTGATCACTTGGTTAACAAAGGCTTGACGGCGTTCAAATTGAGTTAACTGGGATGCAGACTTATTGAGAGAAGCAGCATAGGCCTCAACTGCGGGTTCAATACGAGTAAAGATACCAATTTCATCTAAAAGTTCTGGTTCAAGCTTGATGGCACCACGAGTAATACGTTGAAACGAATCTGTCAAGTTTCGCCCTAAAGCACGAGAGGCTTTTAAGGAAACTTCTGCTAACTCATTAATTTGTTTTGAATTAAAACCTGCAGATAGTGCAAGGTTTGCTTGGGTAGCCGCTTCTACGATAGATAGCTGACCATTAGTTATGTCTTTAAGACCGCTAACTACTCGTTGCGAACTTGATCCAACTGCATTAGCAAGTTGTTCAGTTCCTTTAATGATAGTTTCAAACTGGGCCGCACGATTTAAAGCTGTAAAAGCAGCAGTGAGAGCAAATACGTTAGCAGCAGCTGCAGCATAAACACCAACTACCCCTCCCAAACCTTGGGACTGCGCAGCAAATGAACGTCCTGCTGAAGCAGACGCTTGACCTAATCTAGTCTGTTGTTTACCTACTCTTTCAGTAGACTTTCCAACACGATCAAGTTCTTGAGCAACTTTTCCACCCCCACTAGCTTCGAGAGCGACTTTTACTTTAGAAGTTCTAGTTGACAAATTTAACCTCTATTCGCTTTTGCAAGCGATTCTCTTTCTTTTTGCTTTTGAGCATAAAACTTACCCATTTCATCCTCTGCTACTTTTAATAATTCAAAAACTTCTCTTCTTTCCACTATTTCATAAATATTAAATATAGCTTCAAGTCCAGAGTAATCTTTACCTAACCATGTTCCGTTCATGCCTTCCCAATTGTCTGGTAAAGAATTAAGAAGTAAAAGCGCTTGTTGACACTCTAATGATAGAGTTGATGGGTCTCTTGGAAGTTGATTTTCGTCTATTTCCCAACCCATCTGCTCACACATCAAAATATACTGATCTTGGTTCATACCCCCACTAAAAAGAGAATTGCGGAGGTAGTCAATTAGTTTTTTGCGTTTTCTTCAGCTTTTTGTTTTGAGAACTGTTCAAAATCATTCATCGCATCTGTAACAAACTGGTCAAACACTGTAGAAGATTTTAATAATTCTAATGCTTCTTCTTCACTATACTCAATATTTTCATTAGCGTCCATTGAAGAAATGTCAACTGGTAAAAGAACAGGAAGATGCTTTACCTTAAGACCCTTCCATCCAACAATAGCTTTTTCAGCATAGTGGTCGAGAAACTTTTCATTATCAATTTCCTCTTCACGCTGACGAGTACGCTTATTAAATTTATAGGTAAGTGATGCGTTGCGGATTTTCATTAAATCTTCGCGAGTAAGATAACGAAGATTTACTTCAAAACCATCAATATCTGGAAACTCAACCCAGGTAGTGGTTTCTTTTGCAACAAGATTTTTAATTTTACTCATGATTTCCCCTCATAAAATGGCGAGTGCCTATCACGTAGTCTGCTTCTCGAAGGTGAGGGGGAACCTTGATCTGCAAGTGATAGGCACTCTTCTGGTAAAAGTGTTAGTGCTCCCCCTCAGAAACACTTAATTAAGATTTTTTAGCAAAAACGGTGACCTCACCGCCTCCACCTTTGTTAGCAGTTGTTTCCTGACCAACAAAGTTAACTGTCATTGAAATAACGTCTTCGACAGCAAGCTGCGGGAATTCAAACTGACATGCATCAAGTTGGAAAGCAACATACGGAGCTGTTGTTCCACCGATGATGAGGTTAGCGTTTGATGTTTGCGCAGACGCTGTACGAGAGTCGTCAGCAATATTACGTAAGAACTGGGCTGATTCTGTATCGCCAGCACGTAAGTACATCGTAGCAGATCCTGTAACAGCGCGTGTTCCAGTAAACTGACCAATAGGCTCGTTAAGAGCAGCAAGTTCTTCTGGTGTTAAGTAAGTAATATTGTTGTTGTAGTCAAACGATACCGCTGTAACTGGGAATGTATACTTAACATCGGATCCACTCGCTGAAGGCTGGTGATGGAACTCAATAGCACTCAAACGATTTTTAATGAATGAGTTAGTTCCAATAGATCCTGCAACGTTCATCTGATTAAATGGGTGATAGGCAGCAGTAACTGAATGTTCACTCGAGTTTGAGTTAGCTGTTACTGAAGTACCATCATTAAGGACACCACCAAATACTGATACAGCATTATCACGCTGTGTGCTAGTCAATTCTTTGAGAGTGGTACCAAAACCAGTCCAAGTTACTGTAGCAATTTCTTCAATACCAGCGTCAACAGTTGCCTGATTAACAGTAGCATTAGAGACTTGATAAAACACGTTATCAAGCTTAAAGTACATGTGGTTTTCTTGTGCTGTTGAGAAGTTAGAACGTGTAGAATGTGAGCCAGTCGCTGCAGCAACATTAGTAGTTTGAAGCTTACCTCCTGTACCCCATACAGATTGTTCATTTACTCCACTTGCAGGTGCAGTGTTAGAAATCATAGACTGCCACATGAACCAGTCAGCTACGGGCTTAACATTACCTGTTTGGGTTGTATTAGCGTCAGTTCCGTCAGCAGCTGCTCCAGTTTCAACACCAGTAGGACGAAGGTAAACCTGAAGGTTCCAGTCAACTGGGTTAATAGCAGTGTTAAAACGCTGTTGAGAACGATCTGGATTTGTTCCAGATTCAAGGCTTGTAATATCCTGAGTAGCAGCTGAAGAACTAACAGCAAAACCAGCTAACACTTCTAGTTTCCATGTGTTTTCTGGAGTCATGGCGGTTACAGCTGCACCGTTGAGCAAATCAACAGTGGACATGAAAACCTCAGAATTTCTTTGTAAATTGAGAGATGCCATCTCTTTTTCTCCTTATCCGTCTAATCTATAGACTATAGTTAATTCAACCTCTGCTAGTCCATACGGAGTTGCTAATCCTTCATCAGAAGTTATACTATCTATGGTTATATCCAGTATACCTTTATCAGGATGATCTCCTATTGAATAAATAACATGCTCTATATCTTGAGTGATGTCATCTACGAGGCTTTGAGAATTATCTTCTCCGAATACGTATGCTCTTATGGTAACGCCTAATGTTGCTACCGTCAAACTTTTAGAATTAAAATCTCGGATTTCGGTACCAGCGCTTACGTAAATAGCTGGAAAATCGTTAACTTCGTCTAAAAATTTTACTCTTCTGTAAACATTATTAAATAAGTTTTGAGTATAGGTATATGAAGCATTATACCCAGAGACTTCACCATCAATCTCTTTGAGTTGCGTAACTAAAAAATCTATAATTTCAGTGCGTCTTGATTGTGGCATTAGTTTTTATCTCTTATAAATCTAAAATATGTGCCTACGAGCTGCTGAACTGCAGGTCTTAAACCTTGTTGCTCAATTAATCTGCTGGGAGCCCGTTGCTGATTTTCAAAAACCCTATATATCGGGTCATAGGTGTACTCAATAAAACCTTTTCTTTGGTTAAATTTAGTCACACGGAAAGACTCTGCAAAACGACCAGTTCTTTCTGTAAGAATTTCTGGTCTTGGTGGTGGGGGACCACCAGGAACACCTTTAGGCATTTTTGACCTGAATAACTTACGAGCTAGGGCTTCAATTTGTTGTAAACTAACCTGTTCCTGAATAGGGTCTTTAAGTTTTCTTTTAGCAGGTCTACCTCGACGTGCTCCTTGACTGACCGCCCCAAAAGTTTGAGCGCCTTTTTCTAGTCTTATTTCTAGAGGGTTGCCTCCATATTTTGGATCAAACTCTGCTGCTATAAAAAGTAGTTCGGCAACAACCTGAACTAGTGTATACTGTGATTTTGCGCCTAAAGCTTTCCTAATCTCTGTATTAGCTTTTCCTTGGGTAAAATAGTCTATTAGATTTTGAGAAAAATCTTTTACAAGAGCTTTCTCAATTTGTTTTGTTACGTCTTCATATTTATCATCAATAAGTTTATCAAAAGCTGGTGTTGTCCGTAAGGTAAAATTATCATCTCTAACTTCAACGATAAAATATTTTTGTGCCTCTGCTTGGGATCTGGTAGCTGCATTAATATACTTGATAAAACCAGGTATTACCTTAACTTGTGGAGATTGTCTTAATGAGCCTTTTTCATCTACATAAACAAAAGTTAATAGGTTTTGCATTTTTTGGAAGCTAGCTCTGTATAATGCTTCTCTAAAAGCAGCTCCTGGGCCATAAAGCCAGTCAAATATAACCTGTTGTTCTTTTTTACCACTACCCAGAGAAAGTTTTGGACCTTCTTTACGTCTGATAGGGTCTAACCCTTTAGTAGACACTCCTTCAAAACCTGCAACTGAAATACCAGTAAAAGTAATTTGCTTGGACCTAGAAGCTGACTGTTTAACTTCGACGGTTCTTTTATCTTTATCCGTAACTCCAACATCAACTGCGAGTCTACTTGCTATATCAGTGCCGAAAACGTTGTCTAGTGAGGATAAATCAGCTTCAACATCTGGTGCTGCACTAGGACTTGAATATCTTCTTTTATCTTTTGGCTCTCCAAAAAACCCTTGAATCGCTCCCGGGCCTTCACCAGATAAAAAGTCAGAAAGCTTTCTTAAGTTGTTAGTTAATGCTCTTCTAACTCTAATATTCTTTTTTATCTTACCAGCCTGTATGTCTCGTACTGCTATAGAAAAAGCATCTCGCAAGTTTTTTGATTGATCTTTGCCATCTATAATTAAAGAAGAAGCAATCTTAATAGGCATTAATAAATTATCCTATACAAGTCTAAAATACGTCTAATATGTGGTGGAAAATTACCTGCTAAAGGATAATTATCACCTCTTTCTCCTTCAAAAGAGAAACCTTTTTTCTCCTGATCTTGTTTATATAAAAGTTTTATCATGTCTAATGCTGCTAGTTGTAAGTCTTGCGGAACTTCGCTTGACTCATATCCAGCACGATATTCAACTTTCACTCCTGCAGGAAATGGTGCAAAAGAAGGCGGACCTGCCATCGTCAAAGCTGGATAGCTGTTACGAATAGTAGGATATGTCCCTCTAGTCCCAATTGCGCCTACGTCACGAGTAATCTCTCCCATATCACGAGTAAAGTTATATTCATTTGTCTCATTGTGTACATCTTTTGCTTCAGTTGCGTCATTAGTTCCATCAAAGTGACACAAGAAAATGGTGTCACTATCTGGTCTGAATCTTTTAGAAGGAACGGTGAAATTAGAAGAGTATCGAGCCTTGTTTGATACTCTCACCTCATCCATGTAACCTTTAAAGGTTGATGCGATTTCAACATTAGTTGTAAAAGTTAAATTCTCTACTGCAAAAGAAGCATCAGCTACTGTATTTCCATTATAGTGAAGGTAGACTTTTTCTTCTGTTAAGTCACGTGATACAGCGACATGAGCCCAACGACGTTTAGCAAACTGTTGAGTTTCAATAGAAGTATTAGCTCCTTGAATTGTTGTTGCTGATCCCGAAACATTAGCTTCAAAAGCTAAACCATTTTGATTTGCAAGTCTGAATTGTATATAATTCGACGAGTCTGTGTTAATCGCAAACAAAACATTATCTTGTAAAGTCGCATCATCAACGCGAATAAACATCTCAATGGTAAAATCACCCTCTTCAAATTTTAAGTTTGAAGGTACTGTAGAACCTAAAACATAATCAGAAATTCCGGTTTCTAGTGAAGACACACCAAACTTTTTGATTCTAGAATTAAGATGAGCATCATTTTGAAAGGTTAAGGTCAGTGCATCTGTATCTTGTGTTGTGACTGGGCGACCAATAGTAGTCGGATCAGATAATATTACATCTTCCGTTCCATTAAACTCTGAAACTTGATATACATTTGAAAGAGGTAGACGAGATACCATGACAGATGTTTTACCACCGTCAAATATTTCAGTATAGTTATTAGCTAAAATTTCTTGTCCTATGTAGTGTTCAACAACACCTGTAGCATAAGATATAATATTTGAAAGTCTTGCATCTTGTGTGTTAGATGAGATACTCAAATAATCTTTTACTTGCGCTAGTGTTACAAAAGGATATTTACCTAAATTTTCTTCGAGTCTGTCTACCATTTACCTCTCACTCTTCGTCTTCAGATTCTTCTTCGTATTCCCATTCGTCTTCTTCTGGTTCTTCAACTACTGGAGCAGTAACTGCTACAGTCTTTGTAGCTGTAGGCACAGGTGCAGCGTCCCACTCAGCCACCATTGATTCTGTAGCTTCGACGCTAAATCCGTTTACACGGCACCAGTGGCGAGCGTCTTCAATTTTAGTAATATCACTTGGGATACTTGTCATTTAAATCTCCTTATAATGAAAAGGGAGGCGATGACCGCCTCCCCCTGTGTAGTTCAAAAATGTGAACCTTAAGATTAGGCTCCAGTTTCGATTGTAACAGCGTAGCTGTAGTTGGTCGCGTCAAGAGCAGCACTTGAGTTAGTCGTAAGAGCTTTAAAGTCAATACGAGTGCTCATGTACATTGCAGTGACCTGCTGACGTGGTTCATACTCACTCTCAATCTCGATACCACGACGTTCTGCGATCATAAAGCCAGGCTTATACATCAGAACACCGATATCATTGTTTTCAGTACCAACGTTATCTAAAAACTCTGTGATGGCAATCGGAATACCGTAAACGGCACCGCCAGAACCAGTCAGATAGGTAGCGTTAGGACCAAAGGTGTTAACTGTCTGGAAGTCAGAAGTTGTTACGAGGTTGTTGTAACCTTCGATCGAGGTTAAGTATACAAGGTCTTCACCCAGCTGAAGGCCATACTTGCCAAGCTTTGTGCGGGCTGCAGCGATGTCCGAAGGATCGGCTTTATCGTTTGCAGAACCTGTATCCACAGTCAGGCCAGCACCTACGTCACCTGTCAGGTTAGTAATACCTTCGATGACAGACGCGTAACCAGTACCAGCTGTAATAGCATTGGTCGGTGATGCAGTAAATCCGGTCAGTGCACCAGTACCACGCAGAATTGCTTTATCGATAGCACGGGCTAAACGACGGGTAGCAGCTGCACGCAGGAAGTCGAGCAGAGGAAGAACGGTATCTTCTTCTTCGTCTTTTGCGAGGTGTGTGGTTGCCATGAACTTATGTGGAGTAAAGTCCACAGAGCTGATGGTGTTCTGGTTCGATGTTGGGACACGTGAAGAATCAGCGATTCCTGTAGCAAATGTGCCAGAAGCAAACTGTGCTACGTCACCATCGGTGTCTTCATCTGCAACTGGTACGCGGAAAGTTTTTGCGTCCACCTGCATACGGTTAAACATAGGAGCAACAACGAGCTGCTGTTCCATTTCCGTATAAATGTTTTGTGAGAAGTTGCTAAGGAACTGGTCAACAGATGTGACAGCTTTCATGCGAGCACCATACTTGGTGTCGAAAACGTCACGCTTGTTCAGTAGTTTAGCAACAAGAACGGCGTTAGCCATTTCTTTTTCAGAGAACTGTGCCTGATTACGGCTTTGTTCCTGATAGTGCATCTTGGAGCGCTGAAGTGCAGCAATCTCTTCCTGATACTTTTCCATTTGAGCTTTAAGTTCTGCAACTTGCTCTGTTTCACGCGGTGTATATGCGGTATCGCTATCACCTTTAACCAGCATTTGCTGGTCAGCAGCGTCTGCTTCCTTCACGATAGCTTCACCGGTCTTTTGAACCAGTTCAGCAACTGCAGGCTCAGACACTTCAGCACGAGGTGCTTCTTTTTTGATCTCTTCAGCTGGGTTAGCTTCTGTGAGATCGATTGTATCTACGACTTGATCAGCCATTTCTTTCTCCTTATCAGAATTGTCGTGAAGCTCTTTAGTCAGACTTTCGCTAGTAACCGCGTCTTCACTTGTAAATTTTTCGACTTGTGAATGTTCTTCTGTTTTCACATTAACAACATTATCACAGTCTTCGCCATTAGCGTCAACCTCTAAAAATTTAAAGATTGGAGATTGCTCTGTAGCGACATTAGTGACTCTAAACATTTTTTCTTGATAGTTTACGAGATCACCGTGTTGAAGTTTACTTGCGTCTTCGGAAAGCAAGTTTGTAAACGGGATAGACTCGTTAGGATCTCTAATCTCAAGATCTTCTTCCTCATCATCCTTTTCCATTTCAGTGACTACTTCCGCGGTTTCTGCTTTGACCTCAACTTCTTCAGTTTCAGCCTTTTCATTAGTAGCTTCTTCGGCTTTTTCTTCAACTACTTCTTCAGTAGCTTCGGTTACTTCCTCAGAAACTTCTTCTGACTTGGCCTCAACCTCAACTTCGGTTGTTTCAGTAACAGCTTCTTCTGCTTTTACTTCTGCAACCTCGTCTTGTTTTGAGTTACTCATTGCTTCCTCCTCGGTTGGAGACAACGGACGTTCGTTTACTACTTCGCCCTCCTCCATGCTATGAATCGGAACACCTGCCATTGTAATATCGTGAGTATGACCTTCGGCCTCCATTACGACACCTCCAATAACTTTATGAGCGTGGTTTTGCATATGAGATGCGTAGGTCGTTACACCATTACCGTTATCATCCATTTCAACTGTATGATAGTGACCATCGCTCATGTCGGTGATTCCTGCTTTAATTTTACGCATCTTCTTGATTTCTTCAGCGTCAGCCTCTTTTAAAGAGTTTTTAAATTCATTAAATTCTTCATCAGAATCAAATGATTTACGAATCGAGAAAAGTGAATCTTGGTTACAAGGAACAGAAACTACAGAAATTTCTAATAGTTCCACGTCCGTAATAAGCATAGAATCATCTTCACGATTATACTTTCCGTCTTTTACTCTAAATCCAACAGAGAAGCTTTTTAAAGCTCCGTCTTTAATAAGAGTTTGTACGCCATGATTTTTTTCAGCTGCTTCTGAAACCGCACCTTCTACGTAGATGCCTTTTTTATCTACACGAATGTTATCTACTCGTCCGATAGGACAGTCATGTTTGTGTTGATAAAGAAGAACTGGGTTACGACGATAGTTTTCTACACCTTTTGCCCATGCTTCAGCGGTAACAATGTCACCAGCACGATCTTTCGCGGTAGTATTCGCATAACCAGCAATTTTTAATGACTTTGAGCCTTTTTTAATTGCTTTGGTTTCAAAGGAACTGTTTAAATAAAGAGTTTTATTCATCTGTTATGTCCTCTAAATTAGTAGATTCCTCTTGGGAGGGTCTTCCACCTTGGGT